AAAAACGAAAAAAGCGGCCTCGACCAAGTGGGTGACTTGGCAGATGGCCGCTATTTAGAAGCCTTAGCAAAGTTGAAACTTCGGGGCATTGCGCCGAAGCGGTACCTTTATAGACGCAAGTGCGTCTAATTGTCAAATAGAAATAACTCGCCTTTTCAGTTGAATCAGGGGCAGACCAGGTGCGGCGAGCTTCGGTTTCTCGGCTGGTTCGGCCGCTGGCGTCTCCGCCTCGGCTTTCGGTCGGCGTTTATTTGACCGGAGAACCTCGTCCGCCAACTTTGCCTCGACCGCTTCATCCGGCCCAAAGTAGCTGTCCTGGTTCATGATTTCACGCCAGGTTGCAGCTCGTCGCCCAGTCCTGGCAGCGTAGACGCCGGCAATCTGAGCGTCGATTTTCTCCAGCACCTCAGCAATCTCTCGCAAGACCTGCTCGTTGCCCATCGCCACCGTCCAGGCGTCGTGAATCATAATCTGCGACGTTTCGGCCATTTTGATAGAGTCGCCAGCCATTGCGATAATGCTGGCAGCGCTTGCCGCTATACCGTCAATGACAACATCGACGCCGCCGTTGTGCTGCACGAGCTGGTTATAAATTGCGATGCCGTCGAAGACGTCGCCACCAGGTGAGTTAATGCGGACGGTAATCCGCTTGCCGCTAACCTGGCCGAGCTGCTCGCTGAACTGGAGGGCGGAGATACCTTCGCCGCTCATCCAGTCAAAGCCGATTTGCTCGTAGATGTAAAGTTCGGGCGAGTCGGTTTCCAGGTTCTTCCATTCGATGCCGCCGCGTTCATGGTTTGAAGTCGACAACGCGCGGGCCGCTTTCTCGCTCAAGCCGTAATCGGAAAGCGTGTTGATGCGGTTTATAAATACGTTTTCCATGTTTTAGCCTTCCAGGTTGGAGATGAATTTTTCGACGCGGGTTTCTGTCCAGTTTTTGCAAGTCTCGCGAATCTCGCCGGGCAGCAAGTCGCGGGGCGTACCGTTCGCCAGAATGGCCGTTACGGCCTCCAGGCTTTGGCCGCAGTATTCGTCAACTAAGGTTTCCAGGTCGCGGGAGAATCGAAGCCCGACGCTCTCGCAGGCTGCCAGGCAGGGCCGCAAGCCCTCAACTACTTTCGGGTTCCAACTCTCGTAGTAGTTCGTTATGGCTGCCCATACGTTGTTCGCCGTCTTAGCGAGCCTCTGGAGCTGCGAGACCTCCGTTCGAACGAAATGCCGTAAACGGTCGGCGACAAGCTCTCGGTGAGCCTGGGCGGCCGTCTCGTCGACGCCTGCGGGCTCCTCGGCTGGCGGTGCCTCTTGTTGGCTTCCGCTTGAGGTTGCCGGGTTCTCGAACGTATCGCCGCCTTCGATGGTCGGCAGGTTTAGCTTTTTGCGGGCTTCGTTCTGGCTGATAATCATGGCCGAGCGAAGTTGAACGGCGGTTGCTGTCTGCGTCGTAAAGTCGCCCTGGATGAGAGCGTCGACGTTATGCTCGGCGTACCAGTCGGCGTCCAGCTCGCGTTCGGTCATCAGCTTGGATTCGACCTCGGCCTCCCAGGCTTTGAACCAACGCATGAGCGTGCCGGCGACGTAGCTGCGCTCCTCGGCTTCGAGCGAGTTGTAAGCGACTCGCGACGAGTCGCCGAGCTTGTGCGGAGGCAAACCAAACCAGGCCGCAACCTCGATTCGCTGAAACGACCTGGACTGCAACCATTGAGCGTCGGCGTTACTGATTGCCAGCGGCATGACCTCGAGGCCGCCGGCCGCCAGGGCCGGACGGCCGATGCCGTCGGCTCCGTTGTGCCTGGCTTCGAAGCTGTCCAGTAGTGCGTCGGCTTGTTGCTTGTCGAGCCTGGCCGCCGTCTTCAATACGATGTTGGGTCTGGCGCCTTTTGAGAAATGCTTGTTGCCGTGTTTCTCGGCAGCCAGCCCCATTCCCCAGCTGTTACTTGCCAGCTTAATGATTGAATGGCCCTGGATTCCATCGTCCCCGAGGCCGCGAACGTGGAAAACGTCGTCGTTGGGTAGCGTTTCCGTTGCTCCGGTTTTGTGCGTGAACTCGTAAACCAGGCGTCCATCGGCCAGCAGCTTCGGCTTTACGTCGCGGGCTGCCATGATTTCAAGGCCGTATGGGCGAGCCAGGCGGTCGCGGTGAATCCTGGCGTAACCGTTGCCGTGAAGCAGGGCGTGGCTCATCAGCGTTTGACGGAACGTAAACGACGGCTGGTATGGGCTCGAGCGTCGATTCAGTAACCGATAGGCCGGATGGTCGCGTCGTTTCTCTCGGTTGTCGTCTGGCGTTCGCTCGTAGATGTTGAGTGCTACGCGGGCAACATCACTTGAGATGATGTTAGTTGCTGCGAAAACGCTGCTATAGGTTAACGCTGTCGATTCGGTAACGCGGACGCCGCTATCGTTGCGACGATTGCCGAAGCTCTCGAAGAAAACGTCTTGAGGATTCGAAAGCGAGTTTCGGTAATCCAGGTTGAGTGGCGTTACGCCGTCCGGGGAAAGCAGGTAATCCATTCGCGAAGCCCTCAAAAGATTTGCGGAATTGCTGGTTCGTTACTGGGCATCATTGCCTCGCGGATTGCCATGATTGCCGCAACTATGCCGTCGATTTTGTCTTGGGATTTGTCTTTGACTGGTCGGACGTTGTTGTTCGCGTCGGTTGCCACAACGACGTTGGAGGCCATCCAGCGGAGGGCGTCGTTACCGTCGTGAACGAGCTTCTTTGTCAGAACCAGGTCAAGTAGTGCGCGGGTCGGTTCCGTGAAGTTGGTCATCGTCTGCGGGAACCGGATAAGCGAGTCTGGCGGAAAGCCGGCTTGTTCGAGCTGGTCGGTTATCTCGCGGCTTCGGTACGGGTCAAACACAATCGAGCGGACGCCGTAGGTTTCGATTATTTCGAGCAGCTCCGGCAACAGAACTCGCGAGTTCACGCTTTCGCCCTCGAGCTTCTTAATGAAGCCCTGGCTCGCCCAGTTGTACAAAACCCGCTTGTCTTCCTCGGCTCGCTGGCTGGCCGATTCGCTCGGCATGAACAAAAACGGCTTGATGTAGATTTTGTCCTGGTGCTTGGCGGCCAAGACGGCCGCCGGAACGTCGCGAGTTTCCGCCAGGTCAAGCCCCATGTGCCAGTCCAGGGGCTCGTCGGGAATCTCGCCTTGGCAATCGTCCCAAGCCGACATCGGCAACCAGCGGACGTCTTGCTCGGTCCATTGGTTCAGGAACAAGTTGCGAAACGTGTTTTCGTAGGCAATCGACGATTGTGCTTTGTTACACTCCTGGCGGAGGTAATCCAGGCGGACGGTTTGACCGAGGGACGGGTTCGCCTTCTTCCAGGTTTCCTCGGCTGTCCAGTCGTCGTCGGGATCCGCCGCAAAGATGCAGGGATAAAACGTTGGGTCGCGGTCGTTGCCGTTTAATACTGCCTTGGCTTGCTTGTGAAGCTCGAAGCAGATGCTCGAGCGGTCGCTTCCGGCCGTTGTGATGGCGACCGTTAGCGGTTGCGTTCTCATGCCTCGGCTGGTCTGCAAAGTGTCCCAGAGCTTGCGGTCTGGCTGATTGTGCAGCTCGTCGAAAATGATGCCGTGAGCGTTGAGGCCGTGAGCGTCTTTATCATCTCGAGGGATGGCCCGGTAAAAGCTGTTGTTTGCCTCGTAAAAAATGGTTCGCGTTGTATCGCGAACCTTTAAGTAGGTCGACAAAGCCGAATCAGCCCGCACCATCTGCGACGCCATGGCGAAGACGAGCGAGGCTTGCTTGAGCGTAAACGCTGCCGAGTAAACCTGGGCTCCTGGTTCCTTGTCGCCAACCAAAAGCCACAACGCCAGGCCGGCCGCGAATTGCGACTTGCCGTTTTTGCGAGGAACCTCGATATAAGATGTTTTGAAGCGTCGCAATCCAGTCTCAGGGTCGAGGGTGCCGAACAAGTCAAAGACAATTTGCTTTTGCCAGTCGAGCAACTCAAAAGCCTGGCCGGCATGAGTCCCTGTGCCATGCTTCAAACAACGCGCGTAAAAGTCGCAGACGAGGTCGGGCTTCGAGCGGTCGTATAGCCAACCGTCGATAACGTCGGGTTCGTCGGGCCAATCTTTAAACGGCAGAGAAAGCATAAATGACGCTCGTGGGTCTATTGGTTAACCAAAGAACTTCTGCTTGGCTTTGTCTTCGATTTGCTGGCGTTCCAGTTTGATACCGGCGCGGCTTGATGGTGTAAGGCCGAACTCTTGCTCGAGTTTGAGAAGCTGCGGGCCGAGAGTATTTAACAGGTTAGCTTGCGGTAGCAACTGGACGCCTTTCAGATTTCCGTCTTTATCGCGAACCGGGAACGTCTCGCCGTTCTTGCGGACGAACTCGGCGGCAGTCCAGAAGCGGACGTAAGTGTAAGCGTATCGCTCAATGCTTTTGCCGTCTGTGATTGCTAGAACGCCCATAGAGTCGAGCTTATCAACGATGTAATCCCAGACCTCAAGTTCTAAGTCGTTTAGATTGTCGGGACGCTCGGGCAGTCCAGGGGGGGAGACGGGTTCTTTCCCGCGTTCGTACTTGGCGTGCTTTGAACCGGCAAGCTTAAGCGTCGCGAGTGGCTTTCTGTTGTTAGGCATCGAGCTTTGCCTCCTTCCCTGTCAAGTTCTGCCAACGTTCAACGATGACGTCGCAGTATTGCGGTGACAGTTCCATGCCATAGCATTTGCGACCTAGTTGCTCTGCTGCGATGAGGGTTGTGCCGGAGCCGAGGAAGGGGTCGTAAACTTTCTCGGCCGTGTGATTGCGAATTGGTCGCGCCATACACTCGAGCGGCTTCTGAGTTGAGTGGCCCGTTTCGTTTTTATTGTTTTTGTCAATGCCCCAAACAGTCGTCTGGGACCCGCCGCCAATCCACCCCACCGACGCATTTGCTCGAATCGCATACCAACACGGCTCGTGCTGGTGATGATATAGGCCAAGCGACGCAACCTGTTTTTTATTGATTCCGTATGGAAGTGGGGCAGCGTGTCCCTTGTCCCAAATGATAAGTGAACGCGGAGTCAGCCCGACTGCCTCCAGCGAAGCGAATACCCTGCCCGTAAAACGGTCAGCGTGATAAACATAGGCCGCTGCGCCGCGAAAGTGCCGCAAAGATTCTGTCCAATCTGCGCGAATGTCATTTTTTACCATGCCCAGCGCTCCTGACAGCTTCCTGTTGCTATCTACAATCCTTCGACGCTTCGGGTCATATTCCACGCCATACGGAGGGTCTGTGACCATCAGGCTCGGCTCGGCTCCATCGAGGAGCCGCTCGACATCATCCGCGCTGGTCGAATCACCGCAGAGCAAACGATGGTCGCCCAGCAGCCACAAGTCGCCAGGCTGCGTTGTGGGATCATCAGGCACCTCTGGTACTTCATCTTCGACAACATCAGTTGTGTCTAGTGTGGACAGTATCTGCTCCAGTTCTTTGCCTTCGTAACCTGCGGCTGCTTGAAGCTCGTCGTCTAAGCCTTGCAAACTGGCGGCCAAAACGTCGTCGTCCCATTCGGCAAGCTCTGCGGTGCGGTTGTCAGCGATAGCAAACGCCGTCGCCTCGGCGCTTTGCAGGTCTGTGAAGACTACGTCCAGGGCAGTCCAGTTGAGCGAACGAGCTGCTTCGAGTGTACCGTTTCCGGCTCGTACAACATTGGACGAGTCGACGACGATTGGCTTTTGTTGGCCGAACCTCTGAAGACTGGCGGCGATAGATTTGATGTTACGAGCTGAATGTTTGCGAGCGTTAGCCGGGTCTGAGTGGAGCGAGTCGAGGGACACGGATTGAACTTGCATAGCAAAAGTCCGAAGTTAAACGATGCGTAAAAAGTTGCCGGAAATCGGCCGGAAAAAAAGTACGCGGAAGATC